TCAAGGATTACCCCGATTTAGGTGGCGCGCCAGAACTTATAGAAATAACAGACCTTGATGATGATACACAACGCTTCTTATTGGGCGTTCAATCTCTAGGGGTATTAGAGTTTACCGCAAACTATAACGAGACTTTATACGAAGCCATAACAGACAATTCACGAACAGCAGGCTATTATGTCCTAGAGTTTGGTGAAAACGGTAAAGACGGTATCTTTAAATGGCAAGGACAGCATGTAGTCTATGTCGCAGGCGGTGGAGTAAACGCACCAAGGGAAATGAAGATAGCTATAGCAGCATCTTCTAAGATTGAGGCAGTAGCAGACGTAACAGTAACAGACTTAGACCTTGACGATTTAGTAACCGCCCCGGTAACAGATGCTACACCGGACACCACAGACATTGACGACACACAATACACAGGCACTATAGCATGGCTTGAGGGTTCTACACCTGTTACAGATGATTTTGAAGGTGAAACCGTATATAAAGCAGTTGTAACCCTATCAGCAAAGGCAGGGTACAAGTTTAAAGGAGTTTTAGCTAATTCATTTACATATACAGGTGCAACCGTAACCAATAGCGCAGATTCAGGAATAGTAACAATAACATTCCCTGCAACTACTTAGGAGGTAAGTAATGAGAATCGGAGAGAAAGATTATAGAATTCCCGACATTAGCTTTAAGACCGTAATTGACCTAGAGAGAATAACAGGGCAGACCTTTAATGAAATAGTCAATCAAATGCAGAGAGGGTCAATGACAGCAACAGCCATTATTTTCTCATGTGGTGTTGATTATGACTTAGACAAGGCTGCTGATTTAATTAGCCAATTCTTTGTTGAGGGTGGCTCAATGGATGAATTAACAAAAGAAATTAACAAGGCATTGGATGAAAGCAGTTTTTTCAAAGCACTTCTTCAGAACAAAAAGAAACAAGTTCCGAAGAAGTAAAATACAACTCAATGGGGGAGTGCATATTAAAGATGTGGCTCCCTCAATGTCTATCAATAGGAATTTCTTATGAGTTATTTTGGACGCTTAACCCAAAGAAATTGCAACCGTTCTTTGAAGCTGAAAAAATAAAGCAAGAAGAAAAATACAAGGACATTAACTATACAGCATGGCTTAACGGTATGTATGTTGCAAGTGCAATATCAGCTTGCTTCTCTAAAAATACAAAGTATCCCGAAAAGCCATATGAAGCAAAAGAAGAAGAAGAAAACTGGACACACGCTGAGAGATTTGGAGCATGGGCTATAGCCTTTAACAATGCTCATAAAGATTTGTCTGATTAGGGGGTTAGAAGATGGAACTTGACCGTTTAGAGGTAATTATAGAGGCAGAGGCGAAAAAAGCTAATGCCGAGCTAGACAAAATGATAGGAAAACTTAATCAAGTATCGTCTGCCCTTGGGAAAACAACAGGGTTTAGTTTTGGTACAAAAGGTGTTGCGTCAGCCACTACATCAATGCAAAGAACTTTAACAAGTTCAAAGTCATTGACTTCTCAATTAGGCAGACTTGCAGCAGGGTATTATTCTGTTAGAAAGGCAGTAAACTTCATGAACAAGTCTATGGAAAAATCTATGGACTATGTTGAAACGGTTAACTTATTTCAGACTTCCCTTAAAAAGATTGGAATGGAAGCCGCACAAGACTTAGGCATGGAATGGGGAAGCGAATCGGCTAATGCTTTCGCTAAGACATTTATAGACCGAGCAGAGAGCTTCAATGATATGTTGGTTGATAGTTTAGTCTTAGACCCTCAGCTCATGAAGAACTATCAAGCTGTCTTTGCTCAAATGACTAACTCAATGAACTTAGTATCTGATACATCAATGAATATTTCAGAGACTTTCACCATGTTAGGAAACGACATAGCTTCTTTGTGGAATATTGATACTGACAAAGCAATGAAGAAATTGCAATCAGGACTAGCAGGACAAATCAGACCGCTTAGAGAATTAGGTATTGATATATCCAAGACCTCTTTAGAAATGTACGCTCTAAATCATGGTATCGAAGATTCGGTTGAAAAAATGTCTCAAGCGGCGAAAGTCCAATTAAGATACTTAGCCATCATGGAACAAGCAGAAGTTGCATTTGGTGATATGGCTAAAACAATCGAATCCCCAGCTAACCAGTTAAGAATTTTATCTCAACAGTGGACTAATCTATCAAGGTCAATCGGCAATGTATTTCTTCCTATAGTGACTAATGTTTTACCATACATAAACGGCTTAGTTATTGCGCTTAGAAACATGACTGATGCCCTGGCTACAGCTATGGGATATGAAGTACCTGACTATTCGGATTCCAATATATATAAAGACCTCACAGGCGACATTGGAGATATGGAAAATGTCATTGAGGACACCACAGACGCTAACGAAAGACTTAAAAAGTCAATGATGAAGTGGGATGAACTCAATATTTTGTCAGAAGGTAAGTTATTAGGAAATATAAATCTTGGAAGTGGATATACAGAGCTTGACGAAGCCATCAATCAAAAGTCACTTAACTATTTTGAGAAGTTCAATGAAGAGATGTCTAAAATGTCTAACAGGGCAAAAGAGATAGCAAGTGAGATACAGCCTAAGTTACAGGCATTTGTTGATTGGCTTGATAAAATATCTCCAATTTTAGAGGGAATCGCCGCCGCTTTCATAACTTACAAGGTTATAACATGGTTTGGTGATTTAGCTTCCGCATTAGGAAAACTAAACCCCACAACAGGCGTTATTGCCTTGGCGGTGGGCGCGTTAGTGGCAATCTATGAAGCGGTTAAAAAATACAACAAGCACTTAATGGAAGAGGACTTAGCTTCAAGGTTTGGGGACATTACCTTATCACTTGAAGAAATCAAGAAAATAGCTGATACATTAACAGCAAGCGAGTACACAGCAAACATAGATATCTTTATTTCAGAATCGCAAAAACTTGACGAACTAGAGGGCAATATTGCGGAAAGTATTGCCACTATTCAAAAGCTAGATTGGAAAATATCCATCGGCATGGAATTAACCGAGGGAGAAATCACACAGTATAAACAAGCCATAGAGTCATTTATTACTAATATGGACGCTTACATAGAGCAACAGCATTATGTAACTACTTTAGCTATTGATGCGGTTATTCAGGATGCTAATTTCAAGACTGAAATGACAGAGCTTGTTGATAGATATTTTGACGGTTCCAAAGGAGAAATGGAGCGTCTTGGTAAACAACTAAGGTCAACCATGGATGGAGCTATTGCAGATGGAATTATTGACGCAGAAGAGCAAAAAGTAATCAATAATCTCATGAAAGAAATAGCCATAATTCAAAAGCGTATATCTGACGCTGAATTTGTTGCTAAATTACAGACTATTGAACTAGATGGCGACCTTGACGCAGAAAGCTATAAAAAGCTCTTTAGTGAAATTCAAGAGCAAATTACTGGCTACTCTAAGCAGGCACAGGGAGCAAGCGAGCAACTTCTCACGGTAATAAACGCTCAATATGTGCTTGACATGGAAAATGCTACTACACCCGCACAAGAAGCAGAAATTACAAGAAAGTACAACGCCGATGTTAAGGGAATTCAAAATAATTTATCGGATTCCAAGTTAGAAATATCTGAACTTGGATTGTCCTTTGCATACGAGAAGATTTATGAAAAATGGCAACCCGAAATGGACAGCATGAACGAAGGAACACATGGCATTATCTCAAGAAATATTCAAGACGCAGTTGATGAAGGTATGTTAGATGTTGACCCCGGAATTGCCATGCATAGATTTTGGCAAAACTCTTTAGATGAATTTAATAGTGCATATAAAAATAGCGGTATGGATAGTGACACTAGGAAAAATCTTGAGAGCTTCCTTAAAGTATTAGAACCAACCGAGGCAGACGACAAGAAGCTAGCTAAATGGTATGCAGAAACTGGACAAATAATGCCTGATACATTATCAGACAGAATGACCTTAAGAGCTAATCTCAAAATGTTAGCAGATGATATTGACGGAGTTTACTATGTCATGGGGCAACAGATGGCTGATAGCCCCGAAATTCTCACTATGATAGCTAATGGTAAACTGACCGCGCAAGACCTTATGGATGATGGCGTTATAGATGGATTAAAGAGCAGGATTCCCGACCTTAAACTGACAGGTGATGGCTTAGTATTCGACCTTGACGGAGCAATAAAAAAGGCTGCAAAATCCTCTGGCGAAAACAATATGCCATCATATGCAAAGACATTGCTAAAGGGAGTAACAAAAACTATAGATGATGACACAAGCGGAACATCATCAATAGATACCTGGCTTGGTAAAATCAGCGATAAAGTCCGCACCTTTAAACTTCCCACTATGGAAGTAAATATTGGCGTTAACACATCAGCTCTTGAGGCTTTCCGAAAAGGTACTCAAGCAGCAGGAATTAATGTTCACGGCTTTGCAACAGGTGGCTACCCCGACACGGGTCAACTCTTCGTGGCAAGAGAAGCAGGCCCTGAACTTGTTGGAAGTATCGGTAATCGCCCAGCAGTAGCAAACAACGACCAAATAGTACAGGCAGTATCACAAGGTGTAGCTATGGCTGTAGCTTCTGTAATGGGTTCTAGCGGTGGCAAGGCACAAGTCATTGAAAATATTGTTAACCTTGATGGCGACACCTTATACAGAGCATTTAATAAGGCTAAACAATCAAACGATATGAGATTTAATCCAGTGATGCAAGGAGGATGATGTTATGAAAATAAACGGAGTAACAATTAAGACACCATCCTCTTTAGGGTGGGGAATAGCAGACTTATCAAGCGAAGAAAGTGCAAGAACCTTAGACGGAAAATCTCACAAGGATATTATTGCTCAAAAGGTAAGGCTTGAATGCAGATGGGCCAATCCAAACGCACAAGAGACATCAGCCATTTTAAAAGCAGTAGTGCCTTATGCTTATGTGAGTGTTACATATCTATGTCCGATTGACAACATAAACAAGACCAAGAGATTTTACACAGGCGATAAAACAGCACCAGTTAGAAGTTACGCTTTTGGTGATGCACAGTATTCAGAGGTAGCTTTTAACTTTGTGGAGGAATAACCATGATAAATGTTTCCAATGAATTTAAAGAAATAGTAAGCGGTAACGACAGGACATTTTATGCAAGTGCTGAAATTACTCTTAATGACAATACTGTGCTTAATTTAGACAACTCCCAATTATCAGGCTTAAAAATTGATGATGGGGGCAAGTTTGGGCTAGGCACAGCAATTATAAATAAATTAACCTTGTCAATCAATAATCTCAATGACGAGTTTTCAGACTATGACTTTACTGATGCAATAATTAGACCATCAATAGGGCTTCAATTATCAGAAACAATCGAATCGTTGCATAAGGGTGTTTTCGTTGCAGAAGACCCCAAGGCCATAGGTTCGATAATTCACATAACAGCCTTTGATAACATGATAAAGTTTGACAAACCATTTTCAGAAGTTTCACAAATATTCCCATGCACTATAAGGGATTTACTAATTACGGTCTGTAATCACTGTGGTGTATCTTTGGCGACAAGCACATTTTATAATCAAGATTATATTGTCAATGAAAGACCTGATGATGTAGCAACTTGCCGAGAAGTTATTTCATGGATAGCTCAAATTGCAGTTAGCATAGCAAGGTGTAATGTAAATGGTGCTTTAGAGTTGAGATGGTACGATATTGAAACTCTTGAAAGTGAAGCGAATATTGACGGTGGAATATTTGACAGCGACATACCTTATTCAACTGGTGACAATGTAGACGGTGGAACATTCGCATTTAATGATGGTGACAATGTAGACGGTGGAAGTTTTCAAAACCTCAAAAAGTACCATCATTTCTATTCGCATATCCAAACACCGACCATAGCCACAGATGATGTAGTAATAACAGGTGTTTCTATCCCTATAACAGCCGAAAACAGCGTCACTTATGGCGAAAGTGGATATATGTATACCATAGAGGGAAACAAGCTCATACAGGACGAATTAGACGCTGAATATGTAGCTGAAAAAGTAGGTCAGAAAATCATAGGTATGAGATTTAGACCGTTGTCAATCGTGGTAAGAAGTGACCCAACCGTAGAAGCAGGGGATATCGCTATTGTATCAACAAGAAAAGGTGTATATCAGACTTTGATTAGTTCCGTTTCATATTCAGTAGGGCAGCCTATGCGAATAGAGAATGACGCCGAGCCACCACTTAGAAATTCATCAACAAGATATTCTGAAATGACAAAGGCAATAGTTGAAGCAAGGAAAGAGATAGATAAAAAAATAACAGCCTATGATTTAGCAGTACAGCAGTTAAATGATTTAGTATCACATTCATTCGGTGTTCATAAGACCG